CTGCGCATTTTTACCGACGGGGCAAATTATTTGGAATTGGGAGCAAGAAATGGTTAGAGAGACGTTGGAAGCGTGGCTAAGTAATCTGGAACTATCACTAGACCAGAAGATACTTGCCCAAATCTGTCTCGCATTAGCTAGCGACTTCGACACTAAAGCGAATACGTCTACAGCTGCCGAACTTCGTAAAACTTATCTGGAACTGAAGCGGTCTCTGGGTGATACTGCCCAACATGATCCACTAGACGCACTTCTTAAACGGTGAGCAAGTTAGAAGGGAAGGTTAGACTTCCAGCAATTTACACTAGACCCTTAACGGCACACTTTGTGTCTGACGGACCCAAACTAATAGAGCTGGTAAAACTGGCTTGGACTTCCCCAGAGCAACCAGAAGGCTTAGAACTGGACGACTGGCAGAAGTGGCTTCTTACCCGAATGTTGGAGCGTTATCCAAGTAACCACCCGACTTATCCAGGGCAGCTCCGTTACCGTCAAGTGGTAGTAAGTATGGGACGCCAGAATGGTAAGTCTTTACTTGGGGCGATACTGGGAGTTTATGGTCTTCTACTACATGAGCAAGGGGCTAACGTAATTTCTTTGGCGTCTTCCACAGACCAAGCCCGAATTATTTATAGTCGAGTTCTATTTACTATCCAGTCCAACGAATACCTGAAGAAACGCTTTAAGAAGACTACGGAACAGCGTGGAATTACAACTTTAGACGGGTCTGGACGCTATGACGTAAAGGCTGCTAAAGAAGCAGCTCTACAGGGGGTGCCAAGTAGCTTAGTCCTATTTGACGAATTGCACCTAGCTAAAAGGGGTATGTGGTCTGCAGCGGTTCTAGGAACTGCCCAACGTAAAGACGGTATGGTAATTGGAATTACTACGGCTGGAGACCAGTCGAGCGAAACTCTAATAGATCTATACAAGTTAGGTACTTCGGCTGCACAAGGCGATAAAGACTTGGAGCGTTTCGGTTTCTTCTGTTGGCAAGCCCCCGAAGGTTCCCAAATCGACGACCCAGTAGCCCTGAAGAAGGCAAATCCAAGTATTGACGCTAAACGCCTGGATCTAAATACGGTGCTATCGGACATTCGAAGTATTCCCGAACATGAAGCAAGAAGATACCGTCTAAACCAGTTCATAGCTGGGACTGCTAAATCTTGGTTACCTGGAGACTTATTCGCCCAAGGTGTGGGTGAAGGTATAACCAAAATGGAAAACATAGTCTTAGCCGTAGACCGAACCAAGAACTGGGAGTATGCGAGTATCGCTGCAAGCCGAAAGACTGAAGACGGAACATTCGAGACCGAGTTAGTCGCGGGTTTCGCTGGAGCAACGGAGCAAGTACTTTACAACAAAATTAGACAGCTGTGGGAGCGTGGAAACATTACAGCCGTAGTAATGGACGATAGACAAATGCCTAGCCTAGTGAAGCGTCTAAAAGCTGAAGGGTTACCAGTTTGGGCTTTGTGGGTTAAAGAAATGTCTGCCGCTTCTTCGACGGTTTACGCCATGTTTGCAGCTGGAAGAGTGAAACATAATAACGATCCATTACTCCAGTTGCAGAGTCCTAAAGGTATCGGTAAATACTCTGGCGAGTCATGGTTTATTAGCCGTAAAGAGTCCCTAGGGGACATAGACGCTCTAATGGCTACGGTTATGAGTCTCTATGTCGCTTCGACACGCCAAGATTACGACTTGCAGGTATTTTGACATTCTAGATAGTGTGCTATACGTTTCCAAGTAATGGCGACCTTATGGCAACGCATTTTAGGTAGAGATATCGAGACACGTTCGGTAACTCCAGTTTTCCCTACCCGTTCGGACTGGTCCGTAGGTGAGAACCAAGCTCTAAGCCTTACAGCGGTTTATAGATCTATACAGATTATCGCTACACCTATTTCTAAAATGCCTATGCAGACTTACCGTTATGCAACGGGCTTAGAACTTCCAGTAGAGAACCCAGTTCTAGTTAATAAACCGAACATTCTGGAGTCTAAGAGAGACTTCCTATTCCAGACTGTGGCTTCCCTGGCACTTGACGGTAACGCTTTCTGGCTGAAGAACTACGGGTCTAACGGGCAAGTAAATAACCTAACCCTTCTTCCAGCTAATTCCGTTACTGTGAGACTGGACGAAAACGGGCAGAAATGGTACGACTACCAGGTAACAGCCCAGACTAAAGTACTTACTACCCAGACCGACATACAACACCTGAAACTATTTAGCAGAGCAGGCTACCTACGTGGCTTAGGTCCTATTGACTCATGTAATAAAGATATTGCAGCTGCTCTAGATCTTCGTAACTACGCTGCTACTTGGTTTTCTCAAAGCGGTATTCCTACAGGTATCTTAAAGACCGATAAGCCTATCGGGGCAGAAGACGCTAACGAGATTACTGAGAGATGGCACACCAAACAGGCAGAGCGTAAAGTCGCAGTATTGGGGCAAGGTTTCGAATGGCAGACCGTACAGCTAAACCCTAAAGACGCTATGTTTACCGACGTACAAATCCAGCAAGTACAGGCTATCGCCCGTCTATTCGGTGTTCCAGCGAGACTACTTCTTACAGGTGTGGACGGTTCTAGCGACACTTATACAAATCTGCAGGACGAAAACCAAGTCTTCTACCGTCATACCCTTATGGCTTACACCGACGCTATCTCGGACGCTCTAAGCGAGTGTCTACCTAGGGGTACCAGAGTGGAGTTTAATTTCGAAGGTCTATTTAGGGCAGACATGGCTAACCGTTTCTCTATGTGGGAGACCGCTATTAGAGCAGGCTTTATGACTGTCGAAGAAGTAAGAGTTAAGGAAGGTTTACAATGACCGAATTGGAAGTAAGAAGTTTCGAAGTCCGTTTAGACGCTGAAACTAGAGAAGTAACTGGTATCGCCGTACCTTATGGACAGACCGCAGATATTGGTTCATACCGAGAAGCTTTCGCCCCAGGTGCAATTAGATCCGTAGAAGACGTAAAACTATTCTGGCAACACAGCGAAGCTATCGGTAAAGTTACCGCAGGTAGAGACACCGAACAGGGTTTCGAGATTACAGCTTCGATATCTAAGACTGCCAGGGGCGACGAAGCGTACACGCTACTTAAAGACGGAGTAATCAATAAGTTTTCTGTGGGCTTTATGCCCCTAGAGCAGACCAGAGACGGTGACCTAGTTACCCGTACTTTAGTCGAACTAAAAGAAGTTTCGTTAGTAAACTTCCCAGCATTTTCTGGGGCTTCTGTTGCAGAAGTTCGAGAAGAACAACCCGTAAGCGACGTGCCTACGGACACTACCCAAGATAAGGATAATAACATGGATAACTCTATGGAATTGGACGTCCGAGCAGTACAAGACGAAGTTGCGGAAATCCGCAGAGAACTTGATCTAGTAAAGACTCCAAGCATTACTACCCCAGCGTTCGAACAGAAGTTCCGTTCACAGGGTGAATACGCTAAGGCACTTGTAACAGGCGACAGCGACGCTATCGACCTATTTAGAGCTGCTACTTCTGCCGACGCTGCACTACGCCCAGCCTTCGTTGGTTTCGTAAATAACCTAATCAACTCTGGACGCCCGACTCTAGCAGCGTTTAGCATTAACGCTCTGCCAGCAACTGGTCTATCTGTCGAGTACGCAAAGGTGAACACTAACACTATTGCTATTGGTAAGCAGACTACAGAGAACACCGCTCTAAGCGAAGGTGCAGTAGCTCTATCTACTGTCTCTGTATCAGTAAACACCTATGGCGGTTTTACTAAGATCTCTAAGCAGGCTATCGAGCGTTCTACCGTAAACTACCTAGACGTAGCTTTCCAGGCTATGAGCTTGGCTTACGCTAAGAAGATGAACACCGAGTTTATCGCTGTTCTAGCAGGTCTAACCTGGACTGGTAAGACTGTAGACGCTTCTGCTCTAACTGCTTCTGCGGTTATGGGTGCTATTGCCGACGGTGCAGCTTACATTTACAACGCTACTGGTCTAAGCCCAGAGTTTATTGTTGCAGGTGTTACTGCTTACAAGCGTCTAGTTTCTATTGTTGATACCGCTGGACGCCCAGTAGTACAGCAAGTCGGAACTGGCGATAACATTATCGGAGTTGCAAACATTCCAGGTCTAAAGGGTTCTATTCTTGGTTTGCCAGTAGTGGTAGACCCAGCTCTAGACACTAAGACCGCTTACCTAGCAAACTCAATGGCTCTAACTACTTACGAGTCTGCAGGTACTCCGACCCGTCTATCAGTTGCAGACCCTACAACCCTTACAGATACTTACTCTGTTTACGGTTACGCTGCTTTCGCTGTACCTTTCGAGGGTGCAATTGTGAAGGTAAACACAGGGGCTTAACCTAAATGGCTGTGACGGTAGAACAATTTAGAAGTTACGTTGGAACCAAGGAAGTTTCTTCGTTCGTAGACGGCTGTTTGGCTTCGGCTAACCAGTTTGTAGCTAAGTTCGTTGGAAATGCTAAAGTTCCAGGCGACGTTTTAGACCAAGCGGTCCTAAGCTGTGCTTCTGAATTGTTCCACCGTCGCAACGCCCCTAATGGTGTAGCGCAGTTCGCAGATCTAGGTACTACTGTCCGTATTGCCAAAGATCCAATGACTGCCGCTTATCAAATGCTTCTACCCTTTGTCGGACCTGGACTATGACCAACGAAATAACCGCTAGTAAAGCTGAACTACAACTAGACCTACAAAATGCAGGTTTGGAAATTCTGGACTATGTTCCAGAGCGTATAGTTCCCCCAATAGTGATTATTACGCCTGGTAGTCCGTACCTGGTTCCAGAGACTTTGGGTAGTGAATATCGACTTGGGCTTACTCTAACTTTGGTTGCTGCAACTGCAACTAATGAGCAAGCCACAGAAGACTTAGACAACTTAATAGCTCTAACGGTCTCTGCTATCGGGGACTTAGGGTATGCGGTTCTTCGGCAAGTGAACCCTAGCTTTAGGCTAGCGGCTAATAACGCTGAATACCTAGCAGCCGAATTAAATCTGGATCTATCCATAACTCTATAAAAAAGGAAAACAAAAAATGCCTACTTCTACACGCATTAAAGCAACAAATATCAAATTTCTAATTGGTGCTACCGAGTACAGCTGCGACGCTAACCTAGTAGAACTTACCCTAGCCGACGCCCCTGGAGACGTGCAGACATTTTGCGAAGTTACTGCGGGCAAGCTCTGGAACCTACAGCTAGACGGAGTTACAAGTGGAGACGCTACAAGTCTTTACCGCGTTCTTTGGGCTAACTTTGGTACCGAAGTGGCTTTCACTATCGCACCTAACGGCAACGCCACCCCTACTACTTCACAGCCACACTACACAGGCACCGTAGTATTCGACTCACTTCCACCACTAAGCCTAAACTCTGGCGAAGTTGTAAAGTTCTCGGTTACTTTGACTGTAAAGAACGCTGTACACACTCCAAGCTCGACTCCACCTATTTACTACGGCGTCACTCTAAAGACCGCTGCTTAATAGAAATGGCTTACCAAAAGTCGGGGGTGCAAATCTCGGGACTTAACGAAGCGGTTGCTGGTCTGAAAGCTATGGGTGCAGAGTCTGAACTCCAAAAACTTAACTTCCAGATCGGTACCCGCGTCGGTAACGAAGCCAGGCAGTTAGTACCCGTTAGAACTGGAAGCCTACAAGGATCTATTAGAACCAGTAGGAGTGCCAAAGGTGTAATAGTTCTTGCTGGTAGAGACCCAGCCATACCGTACGCTAACCCTATTAACTGGGGTTGGTTTTACGATAAGAAGAACTTTATTAAGAAGAACATTAAACCTACCCAGTTTATGAATAAAGGGGCTGGTAAAGTTTTACCTTGGATAAAGCAAAACTATATCAACGAACTCATAAAAATTTATGAGCGTGTAGCAGGAAAATAAAGGAGCAAAATGAGCAACGAAGCAAAATTCGACTTCGAGAGTCTAACTCTGGAAGAAGTAGAAACAATAGAACTAATTACGGGTAACTCTATCGACCAACTTATGGACGCTGGACAACCTAAAGGTAAAGCCCTTAAAGCGATTATCTTCGTAATTAAGAAACGTTCGGACCCTAACTACACTTTGGAACAGGCTGGAAGCATAAAGCTTAGTGAAGCCCAAGAAGCGTTTTTAGGTGCCGAAGACCCAAAAGAGTAATAGCTGACTTACAGGCAGAAAGGATAGCTTTCATGGTAGTTTATGCAGGTTTATCCTTGACTGAAACCCGAGGCATGACGCTTAGGGAATACGTCGCAGTAAGAGAAGCTTTAGTAGAAAAGGTTAGGCAACAATGAGCCAGCTAAAACTTACGGTAGTCACAGACCCGACTAAGTTCCATACTGGTATGAGAGCTATCTCTAAGGATCTTCGGGGGCTACAGAGTACGGCTAATACTGTCGGTAGGGGCATAAATAAAGCTCTGGGTACTATTGGTCTGGCTGCAGGTTTTACAGCTCTAACAGGTGTTTTAAAGAACGCTTCTAAAGCTGCTTCGGAAGACATTAAGAGCCAGGCACTTCTAGCCAATTCGCTAAAGAACACTATCGGGGCTACAGACTCCACCGTCGCTTCTGCCGAAGCCTACATAAAGAACACACAGCTACAGACAGCGGTTCTAGACGACGAACTCCGTCCAGCTTTAGCCCAAACCGTTTTAGCAACTGGTTCCCTAGCGTCGGGGCAATACTTACTGAATACCGCTCTGAATGTTTCGGCTGGAACAGGTAAAGACTTATCTACTGTAACTAGTGCATTATCCAAGGCTTGGGACGGGAATACAGCGTCGCTAAAGAAGTTAGTACCTGGTATCGACCTAACTGGAAATTACCTTGGAACTCTAAACGATAAATTTAGGGGTGCAGCTGAAACCGCTGCTAAGAATGACCCTTATAAGCGTCTAGAAGTTATCTTCGCTGATCTACAAGAAACAATTGGTACGGCTGTACTTCCAGCGTTGGAAGAGTTTTCTAGTTACCTAGCAAGCCCAGAAGGGCAACAAAATTTACAGCAAATCGCAGGTATCTTTAAGGCTATTGGCACAGCCATTACCGAAGGTACTAAATTCTTAATCGCTAACATAGCCGTAATCAAGGCTGCAGTAGGTGCTTTACTGTTTCTGAAAATCGCTTGGGGTACTGTTACCGCAGCCGTCAAGGTTTACGAGTTCGCTACCAAACTGGCTAAGGTCTCTACTGTCGCTCTAAAGGCTGCACTTGTAAGTACTGGTATCGGTGCTTTAGTAGTTGGTGTTGGTCTTCTTGCTGAAGCGTGGATAAACGCCAGTAACGCCCAAGATGAATACGATCCAACTTTCGGCAACCCTAGTCCAGGTGAATATACTCCAGGTGTTCCACTTGGTCCAGGTCTAGGACCTAACGGAGAACCGTTCTTAGCTTTAGGTTACGAGTCTTATGAAGAGTATGCAGCCGCACAGCAAGCCGCTAAAGATAAAATTATCCAGGCGAATAAGGATAAGGCGAAGGCTATCAAGGACGCTTTGGAGAAAGAGTTTAAGAGCATTAAGTCCACCGCAGAGAAGTTTAGGGATAGTGTCGGTTTGGCTTTCGGAACTTTCGGTAAGGACGAGAACTCTGTCTTTAATATTGACGTGGTTATCGCTAAAATGCAGAGAGTCGCCACAGCTGCTAAGGGCTTCGCCCAGAACATAGCCAAACTACGCGCTAAGAAGGTGCCACAGGCTGTAATCGACCAGTTGGTAGCTATGGGACCAGCCCAAGGTAACATAGTCGCTAAGGGGCTTCTGTCTTCTGGTTCTAAACTTTCTTCGTTCTTAGGTTTGTCGGAGCAGTTATACGGCGTGGGTGCTTCTGTGGCTGCAGAGCAAGCTATCACCCCGACTGCAACTTATGAAATTAACATAAATAAGGCTGTTATTTCGGCTGCCGATATCATTAGAGAGATCCAGGCATACGAAAAGAAGAATAAGAAGAAGTACTTGGTAGGCTAATGACTTTCGACATTAAGACAGACCTTAGAGTCCAATACGAATACCCTTCTGGAACTTGGAACTCTATCCAGGCAGATACCTACAGCGTAGACATAAATAGGGGTGTATTTGTTGATAGTGGAGTTTTCGCACGTCCCGACGTAGGCGTAGCAACTGTAACTCTGTCTAAGAAGTCTCTAAGCGATTTACTTACAAGTCCAGCCTATAAAAGTAATCAAAATTTTCGTATCCAGTATTACGACGGCACTATCTGGCAGTATTTGTTTTATGGTCTAATCCAAAATGTCTCTATCGGCTATGTAGCTGAAACAAAGAAACTAGATATTCGAATTGTTGCTAATGACTTCATGAAGATTATCTTGGGTACCAGGTTGTCTATTTTTAACGTTACTGGTTCTTCGGCTGCTAGAAGTTTCCGTAACGTAATGAACGCTTTATCTACGGCTGTACAGGCTATCGACTCCAGAGCGTTCTTCCAGCAACTTTACGCCCTTGGTTCGGGTACTACACAATGGGCTACGACTTTCGAAGACACCACCGCAGGCGAAATACTTACACAATTCTTAGACGCCGAATTAGGTTGGTTATGGTCTGATAAGAACTCTATTCTGGGTTACTATGCAACCCGAAACGACATTAACTACCTACAGGGGCTTACTTGGGTTCCAGCTGATCTAACTATATCTAACGTTCATTCGACGTCTGTAAACCATGTCTGCATGGACTACCTAGACCTTATCTATGACTCCGACGCTATCGTAAACAAAGTAAAGGTTACAGAAGGTTTTACAGGGCTTACAAGTACGGCTACGAACTCTAGTTCGGTATCTGCCTACGGGGAACAAACTGGAGACTTCGAAGTAACTTTCGACAATACTGGCGTATCTACCCTTAACGCTTGGGCTGTGGCTGTGGCTACCGCTGCTACCCCTAAGAGCATTAGATCCGTTTCGGTTCCAGCAATTCGCAGAGACGGCACCACTTCCAGAGTTGTAGACCTAGACATAGCCCAGCCAGTCCAAATAGAATTTGCAGCCGCAGGTTACACCACCCTACAAGAACGCTACATAATTACCCGTATCGGGCATACCATTAGTTCGGAGCATTGGGAAATGACGCTAGAGCTATGGAAGGGTATCTAATGGACTCTGATAAGTTGCTCTATATTCTTTCGGGAATAGTCGGGGGTACTGGTTTTACTGGACTTCTACGCTATCTGTCTACTAGACGGACTCAAAGTATTTCTATGGAAGAGCGTCTAAGGGCTGAAATGTTCGAGCAAATAGATAAACTGAAAACAGAAATTAGCGACCTGAAAGCAGACTTGGAAAACTGGCGAGAGAAATACCTAAGCCTACATAAGGAACACGTAAAACTTAAAGCAGAGCTAGACAAAATAACGAAGGATAAATAGAAAATGGCTAAGACCCCAATTATTGCTAAGGTAACTACCTGGCATGGTGAACCGCACGAACACGAAACCCCAGTAGTAGAAACCCCAGTAGTCGAAGAAGAAGTAACCGAATAAATGGCAGAAACTTACTCCGTTACCGACGGACAATTCGACTTAGAGATCCTGGCAGGTTCTACCTTCCCTAGCGTCTCTGGTCCATGTTCGTTTTACCCGACAGACTCCGAAGGTGTAGCGTTTTCCCTAACTGGCTGGACTGCCAAACTGCAGATTAAAGAGAACCCTTCTACAGCTGCAATTATTGACATAGTTCCAACTGTTTCCACTTCGGACAATTCTGTAAGCTTCTCGCTTACTCCAACTCAAACCGCACTTCTAACAAAGACCAATTATGTCTGGGCTTTAGAACTCACCCAAACCGCTACTGGTAAGGTGCTAACTCTAGCCAGGGGGCAAGTCGAAGTTACTCCAGAAATCGTTAAATAAACATGATCGTAACCGTAGTTATCCCAAGTAGCCCAGCTGTAAAAGTAGTCGTACCAGACTCTATTTATGCAAGGGTTTATTTTGCACGTGGTGAACAGGGTCCGCAGGGTATCCAAGGTCCACAGGGAGAGCAAGGTTTACAAGGTGTTCAGGGTATCCAAGGTCTTACTGGACCTACTGGAGCGACTGGAGCAACTGGTCCACAAGGTATCCAAGGTATACAGGGTGTCAAAGGTGACACAGGCGACGAAGGTGATAAGTACCACACCACAAGTACAACTACCCTAACTTTGGCTGGTAATGGAACTATTACCGCTTACACCACAGACCTAGGACTAGATTATTCCGTAGCTCAAACCGTTATTCTGGCTCACAATTCCGCTAACCATATGCACGGTGAAGTAGTTTCATACGACCCAACTACAGGGGCTTTGGTAGTAGATCTAAAGAATAAAACAGGTTCGGGGACTTATTCTTCTTGGACTATTAACCTAGACGGTGCAGTCGGTATCCAAGGTCCACAAGGTATACAAGGTCCCCAAGGTATACAGGGAGATACAGGTCCAACAGGTGCTACAGGTGCCACAGGTGCTACGGGTCCACAGGGTCCACAAGGAATACAGGGCTTAACTGGTGCTACGGGTGCTACAGGTCCACAAGGTCCACAGGGTATACAGGGTCCTACTGGTGCTACGGGTGCTACGGGTGCTACTGGTGCTACTGGACCAGCAGGAACTAACGGAACTAATGGAACTAATGGAACTAATGGAACTAATGGTCTAGACGGTCTAGGACTGCAAGCCATAAATTACGTTTCGGGTAATTACTAT